CCAGAACATTGTTGCATCGTAAATCTGCTTATTATCGGTATACGGTAATAATCCCCACTTAGCCCGAAGAGCATTTGCAGCATTAAGCCACAATGCTCTTGTTTTATCGGACACGACAGATTGCGTTTCTGATATTTGGCGATTGTTAATTTTTTTGGAATAACTACCACCTCCTGTCATCATAGACGCAGAATACCATACATCGGCTTCTGCTAAATCACGCGATTGTTCACTAACGTCACTGGCAATCGTTCCGCTGACTATCCCGTACTTCATTAGTATTCTCTGAATCTGAAGATCAGAAAAAGTGATACCCGGAACTACCTGCAAATATTGATCAATCGTCAGTGCCATAATTTTATGCGCTTGCGTATGGGGTTAAGTACCACATGTATTGAGGCTTATCCGGAACTACCAATGATGTCATTTCCGTATAGTATGCCTGCAATTTTTGCACATAGTCGTAGTCAACAGTCAGAAGTAGCCTTCCGTCGTAGAATGTTCCATATGTTCCACCAGACAACATGATCGGTTCTACGGTTAATGTTTCACCGAGATTACCGTCAGGTAAAAGCACGATTGAGTTGGCCGCGAAAGCGCGGAACTGTGGCCTTGTGATTACTCCATTAACCAGCTTCTCCACAGACACAATGCTGTCAACAGCAACAAACGGCGCGCCTACAATTTCACCCAGAATAGTCAACCGCTCCTGCCATGTTTTATTGGAGGCAATCTTTACTGCCGTTGCATCATCATCTGCCAAGGCATTGATGTAGTACCCGATAGCTGTGGTAACTTTTGAATGATTGACAACCTGCTTTGCGTAAAGTTTGTCAATTTCAAAATGCTTCATCGTTACACCCTTATCATCTGCAACATCCACCATATCCTTTAAATTCTGGATAGGATCTGCACTCGTACCCTCGCTGGAATATACACCTGTCGCTGAAACTGCTGTCCACCAACGATAATGACCAGCCAGTGCAGTCTTATTGCCTGACGGAACATGAGACGAGAAAGTATGACCCTTGATACCGCGAGGGTTATTCGTAGCGGTCAGAGTAAATTGTCCGGTAGACACGACCTGATGCCTCTGGTATGTCAATGAATTGGTATGTCCGCCAATGAGTTTATCCACTGTGATAAACAGATTTTTAACCGCCGCTTGTTTGGCGCGATCAGATCCGTTTCCAAATCTTTGTTCAAGGATAAGCTGCTTGCGAATTTTATCTTCATTGAAAACTTCCATCAGCTTCATCCTTGGGATCTTCCCTGTTTCGAGGGTAAACCCTTCGGTAGCCAAAGGAATAGGCAGTGAGTCAAGGTCTACATAAGTAGCCATGACATTCATTTTCAACTCTTTCTGGACCTGCTCATAAGTGAAGTCCAGAAGCATGTCCGAAGACATCGGGAATCCGGCAAGATCAAGAACATTGTATTTTATGGACATGATGTCATCAAGAAACCCCTGTAATTCGCGATTTCCATTATTGCCAAGCGCACCGGCAAGAAGGTCATAGGTATCTTTTGGATAAGTATTCATATCTTATTCCTCCTTAATAAAAGTTATTTTTGGCAATAGCGCCTGAATAGAAGCTGGTACAGTAGGAATGCGATCAACAAGGACCTGCCCTGAATCGCGGACTGCTCCGGTTGCTGTTGCGTTTGTCATTCCGTTCTCGATGTAAATATCATTCCATAAGAGACCATTAACGGGGGCAAGCATGGATTGACTGGAGCCGGTAGAAACCGCAAATACAAGATAGTCTCCATCAGATGCAGCGCCAAATGCGCCAGCCGAAAATGCATACTTGTAATTCCCAGAAACGTCAGGTCCTGTTACGGACGATACGTCAGATGCAGTTGTAATAACAGTTCCTGATGCAGGAAGAATTCCATAAGCAATACTAACATCAGGAGCAGATCCCAAATTCCCTACTGAAACAACAATGCTGGTATCAGCCGTACTTAAATCAGACTGCAATTCAAATACTTCAAGCGGCGTGAGATCACCACCCATTCCAGAGAGATATACAGGAGTACCGGCAGGATACAAGACATCTTCGATCACATATTGTTCCACTAAAGATCCTCCGGCAGGTATCGTATCTCCCTTCCCTAGCCACACAGGAGTATTGCCCCCATATGTCGTAGATTTTTTACCATAGGTATTAAAACTCATTTTTTAACATTTTAAATTTAAAAACTTTTACTTGCTTTCACTCTTTGGAATAAGCCCTGCATTTTCAAGCGTCTTTACTACAAATCCGTTTTTTGACTTGTTATCTTCCGGATCGTTGTCATTTGATTTTACCGGAATATATCCGCTCTTTGCTCCCGCAATCGCTACATTCTTATTGAACCGTTCCTCTATTGCTAAAGAAAGAGATTCAGGAGTATCAGATTCGGATATTTTCGCTGAAACAAGATCGATGGCGTCTTCATACGCAGCTTTCCATTTCGGGTCAGGCTTCTTTGTCATAAAGATGTTTGTAGCCGATTTGATTAGCTGCGAATTTCTGTCCTGCGTTTTAATCTTGTTCACGTCCGCAATAATAGGCATAGCAAACTTTTCAAACTGCTCGGAAATCATTTTTCCAATTGCATCCGGATCAAATTGACCATTAGAAGGTTTTTCTTCTGGTTTCTTTTTTTCGGAGTGGGCTTCCTCCCATGACTTAACATGATCGGTGGTTTCTTTAATAAAGTTGCCATTTGTTGTTTTCACAACAGGATAAAGAACTTTAATAAAAGAATCGATCTCGGTGTCGTCAGTTGTTAGTGCTGGCATTAGGGTCTCTATTGTCTCACTTAATGTCCTGTCGCTTAGCTTCAGGTTTTCACCTTTTGCTGAAAATTGTGCCTTCAGGTTTTGAAGGGCTTGATCTTTTGTGAACTTCATAAATAATAGTGTTTCTATTAATTTTTAAAATAAAAAAAAGTCCAAACAAAAGATTATTTCATCTTTCATTTGGACGTATAGTCTCTAAATTTTAGGTCTCTTGGACGCTTATGTTGCGAAGGCGGGATTCGGAACTGTGACCTTCTGGCTATGAGCCAGACGAACTACCGCTGCTCAGCCTCGCTATTTGGTAATTTCACAATCGTTGTAGATTTACAATATCTGCAAAAAACAGAAAATTCTACCTCGCCATCTATATTAATAATGACAACAGGAAGAACTTTACCACAGCACTCGCAAACTATTTTATTAAACTTATTCCCCATTTGCTTACAAATGTAATGCAAATTACAACAATATAAAAGTTTTTTCATAATTTTGAATAAAAATTTATGCTTAAACTGAAAGACAGGAATACGCCAATGCCGGAGCTTTATCCGGTAGTGAAAAGGAAACTGGCGACAGTAAAAGATGCCGGATGGGTCGAGGTTGACGGATTCAGATTGAGGGACAATATTGATTACATATATCAGACAGGATTCCAGGAAGCACTAGGAACTTGCGATGCTGACGTTATGTTTAGTGGAGGAGAAGCAAGTAGCGGTAAAGAACAGCCATACGACGCCTTAATTGTCACCCCATTCGGAATGCGAAAGATGGGGGACTTAAAAGTTGGGGACATTATATGTGGGACAGATGGAGGTATGCAGCAAGTATTAAGGATATATGAGCAAGGAACCAAGGATGTTTATAAATTTACTTTTATAGATGGAGCCACATGTGAGGCTGGATTATCCCACTTATGGAATATAAGGAAAATGAAACAAACTTCCAAGAAGGCATTTTTGCACGGGCTAAAATCAGACGAAGATTGGAGAGTTTGGGATACTCAAAAAATAATTGAATACCTTGAAGGAAGTACTAAAAATCACATAGCTATACCACTGTCTGATCCTATACATTTTACCAATCCAGCTAAATTACCTATAGATCCATATATATTAGGCTGTTTGATCGGAGATGGGTGCCTGACGGGATCAAACACTATAACCCTTACAAACATTGACGATTTTATTATAAATGAGTTTAGACGCGCCGGATATAAAATGACTCTCATAAATGATGGGAGAAATAATAACTACCGTGTAGTTAAAGATGGATTAGAAGATGACCTAAAGCTACTGAAATTATACGGATTAAGGTCTGAAAATAAGTTTATACCAAGTAGATATAAGTTGGCAACGATAGAAGAAAGGCTCGCTATTATTCAAGGATTAATGGATACTGACGGCTATAATCAAAAAGGCGGATCTGGAGTTGGATTTTCATCTGCATCTAAAACTTTATCCCAAGACGTGCAAGACATAATATGGTCGTTGGGAGGCATGGCTACACTTTTTACAAAAAAAGCAGGATACAAAGACGTTGATGGAGAGTATAAAATGTGCTTGGATGCTAACGTATTATATATCCAAACTCAGGATAATAGAAAATTATTCAAATTACAAAGGAAAATAGAGAGCGTAAAAGTAAGAAGATTCCCTAAAACAAGGAGGCTGATGAGCGTAGAAAAGGTCGGTAAAAAGCAATGTAGGTGCATTATGGTAACAAATCCGAATTCATTATATCTTACTGAAAAATCATGCATCGTAACACACAATACTTTTCTGCTTCTAATGGAGGCTATGCGTGGACTGGGAAGGTTCGGATATTCAGGAATTATAATAAAGAAAGAACTTGTTGAGGTTAAGACCGGTGGAGGTATATTAGCAGATGCAAAAAGAATATATAACGGCATCGATGGAGTTCAGTTTTCATCATCAGAAAATCCTACATTTGAATTTCCGGAGTGGTCATCTACTATTCAGTTAACTCACATGAATCTTCAGGGCGAATCGCAAATGACTGATGCGCAGGAAAAAATGAAAAATAAGCAGGCGAGTATTATTTGTATTGACGAGCTGACAAATTTCAACTTTAAGATTTGGAAATACTGGTTTTCAAGAAACAGGGACAGTTCAGGTATGCGTCCAAAAATGATATGCACACTGAATGCAAATGGATGGCATTGGTCAAGAAGAATGCTGGATTGGTATATTGGCGATGATAACTACATTATCCCAGAAAGGATCGGGGTAAAAAGATACTTTATAATACAAGGAGAGACAGTAGAGGACATTGAGTGGGGAAACAGCAAGGAAGAATTGATAGAAAGGCTAGATATTAAAATGACTCCAGAAATGGAAGCAGCAGGACTTGACCCGTCGCATTTGATAAAGAGCTTTACGTTCATACCGGGAAACTTGATGGATAACAGAATCCTTACTTACAATACACAAGGAGGAAATGTCGCGAATCTATATCAGCTAGGAGAAGCAGAGAGAATGAAGCTGATGTACAGCTACTGGGGAGAAATGGAAGATGGGCAAGCGCTGGTAACAAGATCTCAAATAAAAGATTTATTTTCAAATCCGCAATCAGAAGACAAGACCCCATACTTATCGATTGATATAGGTGATGGAGGCGATGCGTCAAGATGCTGGGTATGGAAAGGCAATACGGCCATAAAAATAGAGACAAACTACTCTGACGATGCCAAGGAAAAAATAGAATGGATCAAATGGTTGATGGTTAAATATGGAGTACCGGCAGGCAATGTAGTTGTAGATGCAACCGGAGGCGGTAACTATATTGACGATTATCTAAAGGGAGTAGTAGGATTGGTTATGAATACAATCCCAATACGAGAGACAGACGAAGAAGGTAATGTCTTAAAATTTGAGCAGTATGTTTGTTTGAGAGATCAATTGATGGGCAAGTTGTGTTCGCTAATTGACTCCCAGTTATTAAGTATTGCAATTGATCCAAATATGGTATTTGATCATGGACGCAAAGGCGTAAAGAAAGATACATTGGTCGATATATTAATATCCCAATCTGATTGCTTAAAGAGATTAAGAAAAGATAACGGGAAATATTATTTCGTGTCTAAACTTATATTTAAAAAGTCCAGAGGCGAATCCCCCGATGATCTTGACTGTTTGATTCTTAGAATGGTTTATTTCCTGAATGCGACACTTAAAAAAGAAAAGGAAGAAGAACTTACAATTGCTGACTATATGTCTTTATGGGATTAAAATAAAAAAAGGGAGACCGGCGCCTCCCTTTACTAAACCAACTAAACTAAACCTAACGAAACTAATCCCTTTAAACCATGAGTAAAACGTAATCAAATGTAGTAATTATTCTTGAATTAATGCAAATTAATTATGCATAAATAACGCTTTATTTATATGAACAGCTATTAATCCTCTTTCGGCACACTCTTTGGCGCAATCTACGGCATATGCTCCATCGGCTGAAAAATGAGTATACTGAAACCCTACTTTCTTAGCTATATCTGCCCTGACACAAAAGCTGGACATGTCCAATCCTCCTTCAAAAAGCTGGCTTCGGTGATATCCATAATTTAAATGAGAATGGATACAGTCCCATATAACTATGCCAATGTTATCTTTTACTGCATCCAGTGCCTGTTCTACCAATTGAGGACACATGTAGTTATCGCCATTTGTGAGCAGCACAAAATCATTATCATCACATTCCAGATTATCTAATGCCATTTTCCTGTTTGGATGTCCCCATAATCCACTGCGCTGCTGAGTGCGTGTAAAAGATATTCTCGAATCGCCATCGTATCGGCTCATAATTTCGCACACCTCTTTTGGAGCTGGTCCGTCATGTATCACTTCAATCGTCCAGTTTGGATTCGTCTGTAATATAAAACTTCCGATTGAGACCTCAAGTTCTGTTGTATGTCCGAATGTTACTGATATTACTCGTAGTAATGCCATTTTATTCAATTTTTACAACCTTGACTTTGTTATTGCAAATCTTATGAGGAACATTCACATATTCCTGCGTGCCGTCGAATTTTTCCCATGACTCTATCATTGCCTCGCGTTCTCCGGAAGTGAAATGATCCAACGAAGACCACGTACTCATCTTTTTCCTGATATCATTACGAATCCACGACCAATGATACATTTGGATAGCCTCTTTTGGAAGCATGACAACAGAATGATTATCTATTCTCCTTGTAACGTCAGAGGGTATCCGACAAGGCATGTTATACTTAAACCTAAGATTAGATCTGCATAAAAACGGTACTCCCCGAAGTTGTTCATAGCAGTCATCTACCAAAACGTGATATTTGTCCTTGTAGAAATTCAAATAATAACAATAGGTTGCGTCAGGCAAAATACGCCTCACGTAATCCTTAGCGTTAATAAATTCAGCGCTGGAATAGAATTCGTCAGAATCAATAACAATAGCATAATCGCAACCCTGTTTCTCCATATAAGACATGCACTGGTTACGCTTAATTGTTTCCTGTTCCCGTGCATCAACATATGGTATCCGGATAAATTCTACGATATCCGCAACCAACCCTTCACTTTTTATACTCTCTATTTCGGATATATCAGCATCGTCCGCCTTTATCCCGTTATAACTCTCTTTTTGAAAAAAGATAGCCACAACGTCTACGAGGTTTCCTATTTGTTTAAGGGTCTCCCTGATATGTTCGGTCCCCTCGAAGGCGTTAATGGCTAATCCTACTTTTATCTTATTCTCCCAATCCGGCAATGTCGCAGTCCATGCGTCCATTTGTCTTCTGGCTTCGTTGTTGTCAAATCCTGATCCATGCGGATGAAGAACCACCACAGAATCATCTACGATATTTGATAACCCGACCTTCAGTGCTCTTTTGCATAGGTACATGTCGGTTCCCCACCCGATTCTGTTTATATCCAAAGGTAGTTTAAATCCAAGAATAGTTCTGAATAGCTGGAACCAACCCTCCATATATGGCACCGATCGCTGGGTACCTGTTCCTTTATTGTAGCCAAAGTCATGAGATCTCCCGGATCTGTCACAAGATGGTTGATAGTTCCCAATTCTTGGTGATGCGCATACCTCATTGATCCTGGTTATTAGCCTTTTTGCATTTGTCTCGTCGATTATAACATCCGATGTTATAATGCAGCACCACTTATATTTTTTAGATCTTTCTATGGCTTCATTAAACATGCCGCCGTAATAGATATTATCCAGATTTATGGCATCAGTACATGGTGGATTTGATCCTGAATCAAGTATGATGGTACTGAAATATGGAGATAATAACTCTTTCCATTTCAAAGCATTTTCATTATTATTATAATTAAAAATGCAAATAAGGACTGAAGCTTTCTGTTTTTGCTCGGGTTGCGTTTTTGGTAACTCTATTTTTACCATGCTCTGATTTGGTCTCTGCATTGGACTCTATTTTGTTTTTAATCTGTTATCGATCTTATTTAATGAGGTATCCTGCCGCTGGCTGACTTCTTCTTCTTGTTTTATCTTTTCAGACTCTATTTTAGCTTTTTCTGATTCTTCCTCTTTTATGCGCTCATACTCCCTTGCGTTATTGAATGGTATTTCTCCGGAAGCTGTCTTTACTGATGTTATGCCTGCGCCCTTGGCTAACGTTACGTTCGTTATTTCTTCGGACACATTTTTAGGTATACATGGCTCAAGCATAAATGACATTCTCAAATTACGGTATCCGATAACATCATTCTCCAATATGCCTACAAGATCTGAAAATTGAGAAATTATACTTCTGAATGCCGGTCTTAATTTAGCAATTTCATTAGCAGCCCATTGAACTTCCCTCCAGTATAAATTACGGATAAACGCTCCGGAGTAATCACCGCCCTTCAACTCCTTAGGTTCTAACACTACCGTTCCTGTGGTTTCCCATAATAAATCAAGATTTTTTTCAAGTTCAACCGTGAATGTATTACTCGCATCTGCCGGTTTAAGGATTTCGGCCTTGCCATCCGTAGTCTTGGATGCAATAACCTTCCCCATCCCTTTAGCTCCCGGAAGACTTATGACGCCACCAGATAAAAATAATATTTGATATGCGTAATATTTGTTATTTTCTCCCAAATCAGATAATATCTTCTCTATATTATCTATCGTCGGTTGTCCAAGTCCCCAGCATACATCCTTAGCCCGATAATAATCAACGGGACAACGCTTACGTCCGTGCGTTTCTGACTTTATAAGGATATACCCATCCTTGCTTTTTTCTCCGTTTATATCTCCGCCGACAGACCTGACGGCACTTGTAAATCTGGATTCAGAAGCCGCAGACTCTTTTATCCACAAATCAACTGACTGCACTCCGTACATTTCCACTGCATGGAATCCATCCAGCAAAAATAATCTGACAAAAAGATCGTTCCCATCTTCATCTTTGGTCATATTGAATACGTCGCCATCTTCATATGAGAATACTTTATATTCAATCTTTTCATCCTTAATATAAAGATATATGGCTGCGTCCCCGGTGCCAAATAAAGAACTACCCCACAAACTAAGTGCGTCAGTCATTCCAGCCATGCTCCAATGCGCTCTGAAATTAGAAACCATTTTATCGGTTTTCTCATCGCCCTCGCTTCCAAACCACATTTCATTGCCGAACGTGTGAGTAACTTTATGCCTGCGAATTCCTTGCTGAATACCGAAAGACGACCTGCATACGTCTTCAAATCCATCAAATGTTACAGCTCCTGTTTTTGAGTCTGTCTTAAATTTCTGGCGCAAAGACCTGTATTCGACACAGTTTATTTTATGGCTGGAAGGATAAAGCTCATCAAGAAAATTAGCTTGCGTAAGCTCTTCGCAGGCGTAGTTATCGATCTGCATTTGTCTCATGCGCGATCCAGAAGATATTATCGT